ATCGAACTCCGGTGCAGACAACGAGTCCACCAGCGCAAAGCCGATGTTGTCGATGTCGAACGCGGGGCCAAGGACATCGAAGTAACCCGGCGCGGGGTCCGACTGCTGAAAGCGCCCCTTCGATGGGCCGGGGCCTGCGATTGCATCATCATCATAGAGGGGCATTAGCGCAGCCTCCCGCCAGGGCCTCTGGGTTCGTCACGCTGCGGTGATGGCTCAGTCTCTTGTGCACTCGAGCGCGGCCGCACGATTTCTTCCGTAACGCGCCGCTGGAACTCGCCAGGCGTGGCCGAGGTGGCGCGGATCTCACGCAGCTTCTCCAACTCGTCCACAGTCCATCTCGAAGTGTCGATGCCGGAAGCGCCACCGCGCCCGCGACTCTGCTCCTCCATTGGCGTGGCCGCGACCGCAGGCAACGTCGCTTCATCCCCGCCCCACCTACGACTTATCTGGTTGTCCGAGGTCAACCGGAACCCCTCCGGTCCGAACACCACCCCGCGATAGGTCGGAAGCGGCGCTTCCATCTCTTCCGTTCGCTGCGCCAGTTTCCACCGATCCACCTCACGCGCCGTGCGCGCGTCAGCAACAAGCTGGATCGTAGTGTCCTCATCGAGTTCAATGCCAGCGCCTTCCAGGTCGGACCGAAGCTGAGCCTCATACCGCGGCAGCAGATCGGGGCGGTAGCCTACGTTCTCCGGCGGGTATTTCATGAAGAAACCTGTGGGACCGAATGTCCGCTCCGTCTCGATAATACCGCTGCGCTGGCCCTGGCCAAGTCCAGTAACACCCCAATACCGCTTCATCTCCTTCAACACATGGGCGTCGAGAGCGTCCACGTCACCTTGGAAAAGATGCGCGTCACGCCGAGCGATGGTGAGATATTCCTGCTCCATCCGAGCGAGCGCAGCGTTATTCGTCGGAACGGCCCCGCCGATCCCGTCAACGATTTTCTCCCCCGTAGCCAGTCCCTTTTCTTGAACCTCCTCCAGTGCCGTGTCCCGAAACACAGCCAGTTCCCGTTGCCCCTGTGCCGTGGTCTGCTTCCGCAGATATTCGATGTTTTCCTCAGCGGTGCCGTAAGGTTTGAGATAATTCCAGGCGTCAACCCGTAAGAGTTCGTCGTCAGTCAGCAGCCGATCCATCGTGCCGGATGCCCCCTGCGTCATGAGGGAAAGAGCGTCCAGGGCAAACTCGGCGCTGCGGACATCGCCGGACAGGGCCTTTTGACGAAGCAGGTTGAGGGCGCGAGTTGGGAGGTTTCCGCGAGCCGCCATTCCAACAAGCCCCTCCGGCATCGCGCCCACGCCCTTCCACAGGACTTCCGGGTTGTTCTCGGCCAGCGCCTCCGCCGCCGGGTCATCGAACAGCGTGTTCATTTGGCTTTTAGTCGCGGACTGAAGCGTGTCAATCCCATTCACCGCATCGGCGTAGATGCCGAGGGCCTCGCCACGCTCCGTCTCTTTCACCCGCACCTGCGCGAGAGCGTTCTGCGCCTGCTGGTATTGGTTGACGCTATCGAATTCCCCATTCTCCCGCATCCGCTCAACTTCCATCGGGCCGAGGTCGCGCTTGATGAGGATACGGTTGAGGATGTTTTCGGTGCGAAGGGCTTCTTCGCGCTGCCGTTCCGCGCGCCGCTGTTTTGCGGCGTTGTCTGCCGCAAGTTGCGCATCCTCCAGCATCGCGATCTTCCGGTCGGGCGAGATCCCCTCGAACATGGGATCGGTGAGGGGGTTGGGCACGCCGAGGGGCATGGCGCGGTTTTCTTCCAGTTTCGCCGCCGCATCCCCGCCAACCGACCGCAGGCCGATCCACGTGCTTCTCCCCAACGCCTCAACAACGTCAGCGACGCGACCCTGCGCGAGCGCCGTTTCCAGATCGTCCCCCGTCACTTGCCGGAACCGCTGTTCGGCCAGCCACGCAAAGGCGCGGTCCTGCGAAGCGGGAGAGAAGTCGGGGAGGTTCAGCGCCTCCTTCGCCTCGATCCACGTCTCGTAGGTGAATTGGTAGCGCCCGGCCGCGGTGGAGATTTCGCCATTCCCGCCAGGGATTTCCACTGGTATGTTGGGATGTTTGGAAAAGTCGGAGAACGTCCGCAGTTCCCCGCCTGGCGAATACATTACGTCGTAACGGCCAGCGGACTCTGTGCTTGCAGTCAGGTTCGCCAACGCATTCATGTTCTCGCCGAGGTCTACAACGGTGGTATCCCCATCCGGTAAGACTTCGCCGTTGGCGATCTGCCGCGCCTCGTAGAGGTAACGATAGAACCCAGCCTCTGTCGTCCCCTCTTCCAGAGTATCGAACACGCGCTCTTTTTCGAGTTCATCCAGCGTTGATGCGCCGAGCAGGGCGAATACCGGGGCCATCGCGGTTTGCTTGTCCTCGCCGGCGAGGATCGCGGAGGTCGCCTGTTCCACTGCGTTTTCGAGCTCGAGTGCCTCAAAGTCCCGAAACCGTTTCCGCTCGAAGTTGTCGGCGTTGGTCAGGACCTGCTGTCGGAAGGTTTCAACCCGCGGTGCGAACTCGTCACGGAGCGGCGCGGGGATCGACTCGAGGAACTCGGATGAGGCAACGGAAAAGCCTTCGTTAATCCCCTTCGCCACACCAATGCCATTCGCCGGAGAGTTGGCAAGGGTTTCGTTGATCGCGCGTTCCTGCTCCCCGATGAACGTCTGAAGGCGGCGCTGGGTGTCGAACCGCAACCGTTGGAGGCGTTCCTTTTCATCACGCTGTTCGAGGCGGAAGCGGCTTTCTTCCAGCGCGGCCATGCCCCGGCCCGCAGCGTCCAGCCCCGTAGCGAGCGGTTGCAGATTGGGCTGCCCAAGGGAAGGAGTCTGCGCCGGAAGGGGCTGCGCGGAAGGGCGGCGGCGTGGTGTGAGAGCCATGTGCTATCCTCAGCGAAGCGGCGGCAAGCCGCGCTGCATTCCAAACGGACGAGCGGGCGGAACGGGCGACGTGCGCGGAGCGCCGGAGGTGATCCGCCGAGCGGCGCGATCGTTGACTCGGGCGACACCGCCAGCGATGTCCCCACCAGCCTGCGCCAAACCGCCGACCAGCGAAGTCATGGCCGTGAGGCGCTGAGCGCCGGCCTCCGCGTCCTGCTGCGCGGCTTCTTGCTCGAACCCCTGCGCCCGTAGTTCGCCGCCGCGGATCACCCTCGCGCGGTCCAGGGCGTTGATCCGCGTCATGCCCTCCCGGCGCGACCGCAGAGAACCGCTACCGACGGAGAGCCCACTTGCGCTCTCCCGCGCAACCTCTTCCCCGAGTTCCTGCTGGAAGAGGATGTCCTGGTCTTGGGCCTCGCGCGCCGCCGCATCCCGCGAGAGCGCGGCGTTGTTCCGTGCTATCTCTGCGTTGTTCTCGGCGACCTTCCCCTGGTAGAGGGCGGAGGAAACCGCACCGATGGTCGAAACCGCGGTGGCCGCCAGGGTCAGCAGGGTGGACCCACCACCAATGGCGCTGGCCCCGGCCGCAATCGCCGGAAGTGCCTCCGCGTCCATAGCCATTAACCGGCCCTCCACTGATAGACATTGCAGCCGAGAAAGCTTGGGGCTTCTCGCAGCCCAATGAACTCGGCAAACCGTTTATTCCGCCGCCCTCGCACGTGCGCACTGATGTAGCCGAACTGCGGGAACCAAAACGCCGCCATCCGACGCATTCCGCGCAGGTCGCCGCGTGTTATTTCGGCGAGCGGCTTGAACCACACGTAGGAAGCTGCGGTCATAAGGTTGTAGCGCACCAGCCCAACCATACAAATAGGGCGGCGGTCCCGGCGGACAATCCACACTTCAGAACTGCGTTCAAGCTCCGCACGCTCCCGCGCGTTCGAGCAAAAACGATAGCCACGTTCAGTTTGCACCGCACTAAGCATCGGTTGGATCTCCAACGTCAAGCTCGAAAGTCAACCCGAGAACCCCAAGCGGCAGCGGATTGATTTGTTCAACGATGAATTGAACGTCCTCAGCAAACCCGCCACCGGAGGCGACCCACTGCACACCCCCGGAGAAGGAAGTTTCTTGCCCATAGGTTTCCGTGCTGCGATCCCGCGTTGCAAAGAGCCGGCTTGCGGTCGAACCTACCATGAGGTTGCGCGAACGCAACACCCGAAGGCCGACACCGACGATGGACTTTCGCTGCGCGTCGGTGATTGTTCCAAGCACGTTGATTGGAAGGGTTTTGATGCGCGCGGTGTAGGACAGGCCAACGTGGATGGCGGAAGCTGCAAAGGGGAGGGTGACGGAGCCTGACGACACGGTGAGATCGGTAACGACATTCCCATCCGCCAGCGCCACAACAGAAGCTCCCTCAAGGTGGTCGAGTCCAGAAACCGTCGAAACAGGGGTGGTGATTGTCCACTCCCCGGTGTCGTAAAACGGAGGCATGTCGTTTTCAAGGGTCTCAGTAAGCGGACGAATGTATTTGATTTCGACGGAGGTTGTTGAGACGTAAGCGGTGATTTCTGCCTTCGCGTTGCCAAACCGAAGGATGTCTCCTACGTCGCTTGCACTGAAGGTGCCGCCGGTGATGGTCAGGCCGATGTCCTCGCCACTTGCGGCCGCCGGGCGGATCGTGCCCGTTCGCGTGGGCTGGTTGAGAGAAAGCCCGGAGTCCACATAGAAAGACTCATCCGGGGCCGTCGGAGCGGTGAACTCGAGGCGCTCGACATAACGAACCCACGAGCCTCCGATCAGCCGTTCAACAACTGCGTAGATGCGATCTTCACCATCTTCCCGCACCGAAACCACGTCACGGAAAAACCCCTGCGTTGCATGTTGCGTCCACGCAAACACTTTCTCTTCAAGGCGGTAGGTGAACGTAAGGAGCCTCCCATCTGAGCGCACAGCCGAAACCAGGCGGTTCGGGGACGCGGCCCATGCCCAGCGCGTGATGGCCTTGTCCGGCGACAGCAGATGGGAGGAGTAGGTGGAGAGATCGGAAGGGGTAAACGTTCGGCGGAACCCGTCGTAGGCCAGGCCATAAACGGCGTCACCGCGCGCCCCGACATAGAGAACCTCTCGCCCGATCCGAACCGGCGTGACTGCGGCCGCGCCATAGAACGACGCCGGGGACACTTCGGCGCTCACTGCACTCACAGCCTCCCCCTGCTGGCCGGTGAGGAACGAAACTTCGTTCTCGGTGAAGAGGAGAAGTCCGGCCTGCATCGACACCATGTCGGTGATGGCGGAGAGTTTGGCGACATCGAGAGTGTAGCTGTAGGCGTCCGCGGCGTTCACCACGAGGGAAACGTCGTAGTTGTCGTAAGAGCCAACGCGGGAAGCGTAGATGGTCGTCGGGGCCGCGATTGTGCCGGCATAGATTCGGCGCTGTTGGAACACGGTGGAGCAAGTCGGGTTGTTGTTCGGGAAGGCGGTTGAGGTGTTTGCGGTTGCCGTCGCGCCGGAGCCGGTGGAGGTGGAGAAGCTGACCGTCGGGGAAGTGTAGCCCTGCCCTCCGTTCGTGATTACCACAGCAACAATTTCGCCAGACGAGTTGACAACCGGGTAGCCCTCAAAGCTGGAGCCATCTGGATCGGTGATGCTTACCGTGTCGTCTTTGGCATAGCTGGTCCCCGCCGCCGTGATTTCAATGGACGTGATTGCGGAGTTGGCGAGGGGATCGTCCTGCCGCGGCGGCGCAACGGAGAAGTCTGGAGTGATGTTTGTATCCACGAAGCGCGGACCGAATGCGCGCCCGAGGAACCCGAGTTCATCTGCGGTCGTGACTTCCGCGCCCTGTGTGTGAAACAGCGAACGGTAGACGTTGTAGTAAGCTGCGTCCGCAGAGGCGTCCCACGTCACTACCATCTCGCCGGCGCTTGTGGTGTAGTTGACGGAGAGTTCCTCAATCGCCGGCGTGGCGGCTCGGCTCTCTTCGCCGTCAGAGGAAACAGCAGTCACGGTGAAGGACGCCCCGGCAGTTCCCGCACTCGAGGGCGCGGTCGCCACGTTACTCGGCGCGGTTACGGAGGTTCCTCGCGGGGCGAAATTTAGCGCCCAGCTTGTGTGGCCGCTGCGAACAAGTTTTCGGGGTCTGCGCCCCGTCGTGCAGATTATCAACTCGTTGGCGCGCTGGTGGAAGTGGAGGCCAGAAAGTTCCGATGCGGAGTAGGGGGTGCTGATGGAGTAGCGGCTGGCCCCGGAAAGGACGAAGCCTCCATTCTGGATAAACTCCAACTTCTCGTCCGAAAAGACAAGGACGTAGGTGTCCTCTTCTTCGGGCGAAAACTGGAAGGGCCAAAGGCGAACGGCGCTGCCGGAGGACGACGGCTCACCGATGAACCGAAACCCCCGCCGCGAAAAAGCACCACCGCGGTAGTCGATATAGACGTTCTTGCCGAGCGCCAGGCCGAGACCGAACTTATCCGTGTCGGCCCGACCGAAGAGTTCCGGGCTCAGTTCCCCGGCGGTGAAAGCGTAGTTGGGAGTGAAGCTGGTCATCCGGCCCCCGTCGCCCCCGGAATGTTGGGGATTTCACCTTGGCCAACCTGCGGAACGAGGGACATGACGGAGGTGTAAGGGTAGACGTATTGCCGCCGCGGCGCAGCCGGTTCGTAGCCACGTGCGGCGATCCACTCCGGCACCACGTCCGAGCGCGTGTCGGTCCCGTTCGCTTCCGCGGCCCGCGCTTCCAGCACAACATTGTTGGCCTCTTGCATCAGGAAACGGGCGCGCGTGGCCTTGCCGCTGATCGCCATACATACCATTGCGGAGAGGGAGTGCATAATCGCCATGTAGAGATTGGGCTCCCAGCGGGAGGTATTCGTCTGGTCGATGGCGTAGTAGAGGACCGCGTCCTCCTGGTTCGTGACAATGGAGATGGTGTTGTCGGTGCGGGTCTCCATGTCGAACCGCGCCCCGGTGGAGAGGTAGCGAGGGCGAAGCATGTCCGCCGGGGCCGCGTAGGCGTATAGCCAACCAGGACCGGGATCGCCAACTGCCCAATCGTTGTCCACGTCGCGCGTCGCAAGCAGGCCCAACGTGTTGTGCCGACGAGCCGACGGCCAGAAGGCAGCACTCAGCACCGCCTTCCGAACCGTCGGATACCAGAGGCGGCATTTCTCCGCCTCCAGCGAGTCCTCCGTGTCCGACCCAATCAAATTCCGTGAGCCCGCGAGGTTGAGGGCTTGGTTGAAAAGGTCGGTGACTGACATTACTCGTCGTCCTCAGCCAGGAGGGTTTTCGGCGGCTCCGGTTCGGGCCGCATCACCTGTCGCGGTGCGGGCTGGGCCGCGGGCGGTCCACTCCCCTTCGCGTCCTTTGGGAGGCCGGCGGTGAGGTCCCGGCGCTTCACCCAACCCTTCGCATCCCCGAGCCACACTTCGGCGTCTGAGGGCAGGGTGTCGAAGCCATCGTCTTTCAGGACGTAGGGACCGGGAGAGCGAAGCCGCTCTCCCGCCGGGGTGATGAACATACGCTTGAAGCGGACCCTCATCAGTTGCTCCCGTCCGCATAGGCTTTCCAGCCGTTCGGGTCGAGGGTCAGGAACGAGTTGATCGCCCCCGCCGTCACGGCCTCGCCGGTAGTCTTGGTCAGCACGCCGAGGTAACGCTCGTAGGCCGCACCCTCGAGGGGGAGGGCCAGGACGAGCTGGTAGCCGGCCGCGAGGGTGGCCTCGGCGATGGCCCCGGTGGAGATGTGTTCGGTGGCAGAGCCATCCGTGGCGATCGCCGCCGCCGCATCCGAGGCGAGGACGAACTCGACCGAAGCGCCGTCGGCAGACGAGTCCACAGACGTGGTGACCTGGATCACCCAATAGACGGTCTGCCCGTTGCCGAGGTCGCGTGCGACCGAAGAGTCGATCACGTCCCCCACGAGGTCCGTGTCAGTGCCGGAGGTGTCGAGCGCCTCAGCGTCGCAGAACTCCGTTCGTTCATCGAGGATCATCAGGGCTCTCCTTAGCTGATCAGGGACTCATCGGCCGACAGCGCGTCGCAGCGGCGGATGGGGATGTCCTGATACATCATCGTCCGACGCCCGCCGACATCCTCGAAAGTGAGGGTCGAGGACGACACGGCGTTGGCAACCTGCTGACGGAACTTGGTCCGAATGTCCCGAGCCATGTAGAAGACCGGGCGGCCCATGTTCAGGTTCGGCACACGCTCCATCGCCTCGAACATGAGGTCGGGGAGGTTGGCGCCAAACGAGGCGTCAGCGGTGAGGTTGGACTTGTCGATGTTGTAGATACGCACGACGTAGCGCCAGTCACGCACGGTCAGGCCGGCGTCCCAGCGGTAGTGGGTGCGGTAGGCCTCCATTCGCCCGCCGTTCCCGTCGATGTCCTCGATGGTCACCTGACCCTTGTCGGTCATCTGGATGCCGGCGGTGGAGCCCTTCGGCACGATGCCGTGACAGGTGGCGTCGCCCCACACGACCAGCCAAATGGAGGCGTTGTCGGTGTCGGAGCCCCCGCCATCTACCATGTTGTCCGCGTTCTCGGCGGTGAGGGAGTTGAACCGCGGCGACAGCCCGGTGAAGGCTTCGGGCTCGGTGGACTCGTTTCCGTAGAAAAGCGTGGAAACAAACTCCTGGTTGAGCCCCTCCATAAAGGGCCGCTCCTCCGAGAGCCGCCACTCGGCGGTGTTCCCGTTGAGGTCAGCCAGCGCCTTGTCCACTTCGGCATACATTTCCATCATGCCGGTGTTGTCGGTGATCTGCGCCGTGGTGGACTTGGAGGGCTGGACGCCGCCGTAGAGCTTGCGCCAGGTCGGCGTCGGGATGCCGGTTCGGATCGTCGTCCGGTGGCCGGTGGGGAGGTTGCCCTCCACGAAGAAAACGTCATCGAGGACCTCATTCGTTTCGTTGAGGATTTCCACGATGTCCGCGATGGACCCGTCGGGGTCCTGACGCTTGGCCAGGTCCAGCAGAGTCCCGCGCGTTGCATCAAGGGTTGCCATGAGCCCTTATCCTTTCATGCTCGGGAAGATGCGCGATGCACGGCTCTCGGTGGTGGCGGAGGGGGCGGACTGAACTGGCCCACCTTCCGACAACGCATCCGCGACCCGCGCGAACAGGTTGAAGAGCGCGGGGTTGTTGCCCGCACCCGTTGTGGCGAGGATTTGCCGAACTTCCCCGGCCTCTTCCCCACCGAAACGGTCGATCACTCGACCCATCGCTGCCTGGACCTGCGGAAGGCGGTCGCCGTAGTCGGCTACAACCTTCTGCTCCCAGGCCTGCTGCTGCTCCCGCCAAGCGGTGCTGGCGGCTTCTGCCGCCTCCTGCAAGGTCTGGTGCTGGAGGCCGATCAGCTTCTCGGCCATTTCGGCCATCGGCAGATCGCCTTTCTGCGCCTCGTTGAGGAGGGACAGAAACTCGTCCCGCTTGGCTTCGTCCACCTCGAAACCTTCGGGGAATTTGAGATCGTCGGCGGTCAGGAGGGCCGGCGCGTCATCTTCGCCATTCGCGCCTTCCTCTTCCCCGCCAGAAGTTTCTTCCGCTTCGCCAGCCGCCTCTTCGCCGCCGCCACCCATGAGGGACTTGCCTTCGGCTTCTCCGGCGGCGGCGGTGGCGGTGGCTTCACTCTTCTCCGTCGTCGTCTCCGCGCCGTCCCCCGTCGTATCTGCGTTCGGCGTGGTCGAGTTGGGCTTTTCGCTGCTTTCGGTCATCAGCATCCTCCGTGAGCATTTTCACATAACCGGCCGGATCGGCCTCCAGGATGTGGGCAAGGACTTTCTGACCCACGTTGAGTTCGCCGCAGTTGAACGAGGTGGCGAGGGCGTTCCCGTTGAAAGGGTTCGAGCCGCCGGGCACAGCGCGGCTTTCCGTGAGGAGCCACCACAGGAAGGCCCGGCCCTCGGCGCGGGACAGGGCGTCTTGAAGGAACTCAATGCGCCGGTTATGCTGCTCTTTGGTGTTCATGCGGGCGATTGTATCATGCGGCGGCGTCGGCGGCAACGGGCCTTTCGCGGAGCCATATCAGCCTCCCATCATCAGTTGGAGGGCGTTGATGCCGCCGCCGACTTCCGTTTCGGAAAGTTGCTTGGCGGCGGGGGCGCCGACCTCTGCGGCTTCGCGAGCGGACGCCGCCTGCTGTTGCGCAGCGATGAGGCGCTCGAACTCTTCGGGGCTCCGTAGGTTTTTGGACTTGACGCCAACCGACGTGGCGTAGTCGCGGAGGAGCGCGCCGATGTCCGGGACCTCGCGGGCCTCGGGATAGATGGGGGCGAGGTTGCCGATTAGGGCAAGAAGGCGTTCGGTCGGGGCGGTGCCCACAGCGCGCTGGGCCTCGGAGAGGATCGAGACGTATTGAATTTCGACGGCGCTCTCCTCAATTTCCGCGGGCGGCGCGGGAAGGAGATTGGCCCGATCCATGATCCCGTAGATGCGCTCGATGGCCGGGTCAAGGGCCTCGTTCTCGAAGCGTTCAAGGACGGGGCCGAGAAGGACGAGTTTCTCCTCTCGCCGCGCGTCAATCTCCGTTGCGGAGCGCACGGTGTCGAGGTTGGAAATCATTCGGAAGAGTTCGTTGTGGAAGGTGACTTGGATGCGGGACCGAAGGTCAACGAGGTCCGCGGTCATCTCTCCGAGCGGCGGGTTCACGGTGTAGATGGGGCGCACGCCGACCTGGGATGTACCGGACACGTAGGTGATGCCCCCCGGCAGCAAGGAGGTGGGGTGGTGCGCAAGGGAAGCGTCGGCCTGAACCGGCGGGTTCACCATCTTGTCGAGGGCCTGAGCTTTCTTCTTGCTCTCGTGCTGGAGTTGGATGGTGTCCGCGAGGGCATCCATACCGGGGGACGAGCCGTAAACGTCGTTGCCGGTGACTTCCCAGCGCGGAGTGATTGTGGGCTTCTCGTTGAAGCCGCGCGCGTCGAGGACCACTCCGGTGGAGAGGTTGCCGCGTTCCCAATAGAGTTCGCGCCACGGGAAGATCGAGGGGACGGGGAGGGAGCGGTCCACGTTGGGTTCGATGAGGTGGTTGACCTTGATCTTCTTCTGCCGTGCCGCGCCGCCCTTCTGCCACAGTTCCTGCACCGTGCGAGAGGTGTTGTCCAGCCCCCACTTCTGCACGATCTGGAACACGGTCATCTCTAATTCGCGCGCGTAGAAAGAGGTGAGGCCGTTCTCGTCGGTGGCGAGGAAGAACTCACCGAGGGGGCTGTTGTAGCAGCGGAAAACGGAGTCGAAGTTCTCGTAGATTTGGACCGCCGCAGTGCCGAACACAGCGAGGTCGAGATACATCACCGCCATCGCGTTGTAGAAGTTGGTCCGGCCCATCGCTTGCAGCATGGTGCGCTCGACCATATCAAGCCATTCGCGCGCAGGCCCTTCCTGCCCCACGCCGAAAACGTCCAGCTTGAACCACGGGCGGGATGGGGAGGTGATGCCATTTAACATCCCCGCCGCGAGGGTACGGACCGCGAGGGTGCCGGTGGAATCGAGGATCGAGGTGTTTTTTAGCTGGGCCGCACGCCGCTTAGTCCGCACCCGTCCATCGCGGATGGTGTTGCTTCGCGACTCGGCCCGTTCCGTTTCAAGGGAATTGTACCGGCGCGGGGTAATGTATTGGGCGAGGTCACGCCAAAAAGCCCACCACGGGTAGCGTTCGTCCCGCAGGGCTTTGAGGGTTTTGACCTTTGCGCTGTGGACTGCGGGGCTGATTTGCATTAGCCAGCCGGTCCACCAAGGAGGGTACGC